ATATCAAACAGTTCATCATTATGAATGGATTATTAGTCCTCAAACTGAATATGCAGAAGGCGAAATTGTAAATGTAGTTCCAGAAAAAACTCTTGTGATTGACTATGCAAAGTATATTACACTTGCTGCATATGAAAGAAAGATTGTTACTGTTTATGATTATGAGTTTATTCAGAATGAACGCCGCCGACAAATCTTTTTGTTTGACGTAAATTTTGTTGATCAGATAAGAGATTCACATAAAACAATATTTACGACAGGAAATATTATAAGATAATGTCATTAGGTAGTGGAAAAATCGCAAAGTGTACAATTGGCGGAATAGATTGTACAAGCGTTATTACAGAACTGGATCTGTTTGAGTCAATATATACTCATGCGGCATCTTGTCGTATAGTTATTAATGATGCCAGTAATGTGTATCAAAAAGCAAATCTTCAAAAAGGTGAAGTTGATATAGAACTTTCTGTAGGTGGCGATACAGGAACTATTGATTGTAAATTTAAATCTGCGGAAGTAAAAACTGGCGCTCGTAAAAAAGATAATTTTGATGTTTATACTATTATGGGAGTACCTAGTGAATTTCTAAAAAAATTTAGCGAGAAAAAAGAAGTAACTAAATCTTATGTTGATAAGCCACATTCTGATACAGTTAAAGAAATATTCCAAAAATATACTGAAGGTTCAACAACAGTAAAAAAAGATTTAAATATTGAAGATACAGAAGGTATTTCTGCTTATTATCCTAAATATGATTCACCGCTTGTTGCTATTTCACAAATAAACAAGTCAGTAAAGAATTCAAAAAAGCCAGGCGCACCTCTTCTTTGGCAATGTTTAAAAACAGGATATCATTGTAAAAGTATTGAATCTTTAAAAGATGAGGGATCTGCAAGTACCGAATTGAAATATGCCGCTGCAAATATTCCAAATGCTGATCCTAAAAATCAGATCATTGCTTATACTAATACATCAGATGATGATTCATATTTAAGAAATAAATTAGGAACAGAGAAAACCGCTGTTGAAAAAGTTGATGCCTCAACAGGCAAACTTAATAAAAAAGACAGAGATGATAATAATAAGAATGCCGAACCTGGAAAAGCACGATATGTAAAAGTAAGTTTGACACAAGGTAGTGGTCAATCACAATGGAGAAAAAGAGATAATCAAACTGATCAATATGGTAAAACTAAAAATAAAGATCAAGAAGCATTAGCAACATATCCAAAAGCGCATAATATAGAAAATCGTGTATTAACAACGCAAGTATATGGTGATATAAATTATAAAGTTGGAGATAAAATTAAATTAGGATTTGCCGCAGCAAGTGAAGACAATGTAAAAGATGATAAGAGCGGCGAATACTTAATTACTTCTGTTAGATCGCGCTGGCATAAAGACGATAAAGATATGAGATTTTATTGTATTTTAGAATGTAGATCGGCAACGCAAGAACCACAAGGCGGAGTACAAGATGGCTAATCATTTTATTAGTGGTCTTTCCGATGGAATGCGATGGTTCATTGGCACAATAGAAGATCGCGGTACAGGAAAAGTTAGTGGAACACCAGATAAATTAAAAATTGGCCGTGTAAAAGTAAGAATATATGGTATGCATGGAGATGATGTAAAGTCTGCTGATTTACCATGGGCACATATAATGACTCCATCAACTTCTGCATCTATAAGTGGAATGGGAGCATCTCCTACTGGAATGGTAGAAGGCACAATATGCGTAGGATTTTTTGTTGACGGAGTAGAGGGACAAGAGCCATGTATTATGGGAACTTTACCTCATATTCAATTTAAAAAGAGAAAAGATACTTAATTATGGCATTCATTACTGTAACAAGTCTTGCTACAAAAAATACTGCTCCTATTTTAACAGGAACAGTTTTGCTTGACAGAAAACATGGTGATACTATTAAAGCGTATGTAAATTATGTTACATATACATTATTTGATGGAAGACTTGGTCTTGATGAAAAGAAAAATCCAAATATATGGAAACTTCATTTTGATCAAGATTTATATCCAGGAAGTTATGATGTAGAAGCAGAAGTCATTAATAAAGACGGAAGAGTAGTTGCTTCTGTTGCAGCTAATAATGCTCTTATAATATTAGAACCCACGCCTGAAGACACGGCAGCACCGCCACAATCATTATCGCAAAAGACTAATGCTCTTCAAGCATTAATGGGTATGATGAATATGTTGTCTTCTTTTGGTGGAGGTCCATATGCTCCAAAAGGTGTTCATCCTACACAAGAAGATACAGCATCAACAACAATGGAAGCACAAGGAACTCCTGAGAGAAATCAAACGCCGACGCATAATACTGTAAAGAAAATGAAAAGAGACGAACATCAATTAGCAAAACCTGCTAATGTATATAATGATTCGACATATTTGGGGCCTTATGATCCTTTTGGAACAGCATTAAATGCGGCTGGTGGAGAATTAGGCAGTACAAAAGACGCAACGGGAACAGATTGGAATTATGAGTCTGCATATGCAGATAAACCATCATCAGAAGAAACTGCTGCCGGAATGGGAAACGCTTATAATCAGGCCGCTGAACAAGATAAAGCAGCATATGATGCGATAGATAATATTATATCAAAATCATATTTACCCAATGCTCTTTAATAATGGAGAATAGTAATGGCAGGCAAAGTAAAAGAAGATGATCCACAAAGAAGTAATAATCCTGAATATTTAGGAAATCATACTATAAAAACAGAGTCGGGTATTGTTATTGAATTAGACAATACGCCAGATAACAGGTCTATCAGAATTCTTCATCCTGCTGGTACATTTTTTCAAGTCAAAGATGACGGATCAATTATTATGAAAATGGGAAATAAAGACGCAAAAGTACAACAATTTTTTGAAGGAACATTTGATCAGATTGTAAATAAGGCGGCAAAAATTGTATTTGGTGGACCAACCGAGTATGAATATAAAGGTGATGTAAAGATGGTAATAAATGGAAATCTTGACCTTACTGTTACAAAAGATTTGGTAACAAAAGTAAATGGAATGGAATCAAGAGAGGTTATAGGATCTCAAAGAATTCAAGTAAACGGAGATACATCACATAGAACAACTATGAATCGTCATACGTTTACCGGACAAAATCATAATATGGAAACAACGGAAAAATTATCAATAGGTGCCACTGCTGTTCAAATCGAAGCAAAAAGTGATGCCGGTGCCGGTAGTATGAAACTTGAGGCAGAACAAGAAATGGAAATAAAAACTGCTTCTGGTGGCATGGGAATTGTTTCTGGTAAAGAATTGTCTATAGGTTCAGTAAAGACTATGTATTTAAATTCTAAAGACACAATGGTTCAACAAGTTGAAACAGGACCATATCAAATCAATGTAAACGGCGGAAATATGAACACTACAGTTTCAGAAAATATTGCCACTTCAGCTTCCGAAAACATTAGTATAACTGCTCAACAAGCCACTGACATACATGGATTAGATGCAGGAGTTACAATTGCCGGCGGTCAAGTAACAGAAACTTCCGCAGAATTTTTGCCAGGATAATATCATATGACAATAGCCACAGATGCTGGATTTATGCAGGAGTTTAAAATTTATTACGGATATTATCCTAAGATAGGTACATTATATACTTACAATAATATTCAATATACTTTTAATGAAAATGCTCTTATGATAAATGATTTAATTGTTACTGGATATGGTGGATGGTTAAATTATGATAATGTAAAATATATGATTGTCTCTGGTGGATATCCAGAGGGATCTGGTATTGAGTATGTTCCTAAAGTTCAAACATTGAATCCAAGTTATTTTAACAAAGATTTACTTCCCAAATTAACTATACCGCAGGTAATTTAAAATGGCGTCTAATACGGGAGATGTAGGAACAGGAACTGGTTTATCTTCAGTTCAATTAGGCGGAAGTTTTAATTTAGATCCTCCAGGAAGATTTGATGCTTTTGGTGGAACAGCGCAAGATGTAAATAATTCAATAGCAAATGTCAGTAAAGATTTTAGTCCAAATAAAAATATAGAAGCAGTAGAAGCGACTAGAAAACAAGGACAAAGTAAAGCTCCTGCTGGTTCTGATAAAAATGGTATGCCGACTGATGCCGCCGCGGCAGCTAAATCTTTTGAAAATATAGCAAAAACAGTAAGTTCATTACAGTCGGCCTTACCAGCAGTTACTTCTATATTAAGAAGTAATATTTTTTCTGATGTTACTTCTTCTGAACAAACTAATCCACAAACAGGAAATCTTATAAAGTTACATGATTTAATTCGTCAGATGGCAACTCTAATCAAAAATCCAGTTGCCTTTGCAAATCAAGCGCAATATATTTCACAATTATTTCCAATAATAAATGTAAATGTTATAGCAAGGGAATTAATATTAGCATCATTAGGAAATGTTCCATTTCATTTAGATAGAGTCCCCAATCTTGTCATAGGTACTGATGACGCAGCTAAACAAAATAATACACCAGCTGGCGGTGGTGGTGGAGGAAAACAAAATCCTTTAGCGGCACTTATTGGATTACTTGGTGGAATGATGCCAAAGATGGGCAAACTTCCTACTAAAAACGCAAAACCAGCTCCTGCTCCTAAAAAATTGCCAGAAGCAAAGGATCCTCTAAAAATTAAGAACTTATTTGCAGAAAGTGCTGGAGCTGGAGCTATGAATAATTTGACGCAGCCGGTATCATCATTGATGAATATGATGGCAACTTTACCTAATTTGAATAATCTTCTTGGCAAATCTCCTGCAACAACATCATTATCTCCACAGAAACTTGATTATACTGCTAATGTCTATTCTTGGGGAACTGGGCAATATCAAGCAATACCAGAGTTTGATATAACAAATAAACAAATGGAACTATCAGAAAAGATAGAAACTCTTACGGCCGATATTTTATCATCAGCAAATTTGGCATTAATCTATACAAAAGACTATCAAACTATTCTAAAGATATATCCAGAATATAATGAAAGTACAACAGTTGTTGAACTTCTTGATGCAATTCGACAATATGAAGCCAATTCAGCCAATCAATTAATCTAAAACTAGTATAAATATACAAAAAAAGGATAAATTATGGCTGTAACTACGCTTCCTCGTAAAACAAAACCGGGAAAAACTCAAGTAAAATATCGTGATTTTGATATCGCATTTAAAGCGCATCCAGTTACAGGCAAATTAGTTATAAAGAAAGATAGAGACTCGATAAAACAAGCATTAAAATATCTTGTATTAACTAATACATATGAACGGGTATTCAAACCTACTCTTGGCACAAATGTCAGAGCTAAACTTTTTGAGAATTTTGATAGATTTATTGAAAGTGATATTCAATATACTATTGAAGTGGCAATTAAAGAATTTGAACCTAGAGTTAGTATAGTTGGTCAAGACCTTGGTGTATTTGTTAGTGCTAAGCCTGATACTAATACTTTGATTGTTACAATAAAATATGTTGATATTGCTACAATGCAATCAGAATATATTAACGTCAATTTAGATAGGATTCGCTAATGGCTGAAAATAATCTACCACTAACAGGTCTTAGCTTTGATGCTATTAGGCTGAATCTAAGAAATTATATTGCAGCGAAACCAGAATTTACTGATTATGATTTTAATGACTCTGCAATAGGATCTCTTCTTGATCTTCTTGCTTACAATACATATTATAATGCTTTTTATGCTAATATGGCAGCTAATGAAGGATTTCTTGATACGGCCCAGCTTTATGAGAATGTTGTATCTCGTGCTAAGGCTCTTGGATATGTTCCATCTTCAGCAAGATCAGCACAGGCAAATCTAAAAATTATTTTTACAACTGCCGTAGCAAATACAACTTTTAGAACTATTAGAATTCCAAAAAATACAACATTTACTTCAGCAGTTAATGGAATAACATATTTCTTTGTTACTCCACAGACATATACAGTAGCAGCAAATTCTACAAATGGATTTGCGGATTATATTACATTAAAAGAGGGAACTCCATTAACACACACTTTTGCATTCAATAGAACATCAAATACTGAATTTATTTTACCTAATGATAATGTAGATACGTCTTCTATTACAGTTCAGGTTACAACTTCAGGCAATACGCAAACTTATATTCCTGCTGATGATATTACTACAATTAATTCTTCTTCACAAATATTCTTCATTGATGCAGATAAAGCAAGAAAATATAAAGTTGTATTTGGAGATGGAGTTCTTGGAAATCAACCAGAAACTGGAGCAAGCGTAGAAATATCTTATAGAGTTTGCTCAGGATCAATAGTCAATGGCACTAATAATTTTACTTCTGTAAATGCAACCATCGGTGGACAATTATCTTATGTTCTTTTACCAATTGGCCGCGCTGAAAACGGAGCTAATCCAGAACAAATAGAATCAGTAAGATTTAACGCACCAAGATTATATGAAACTCAAAATAGAACTGTTACTTTAAATGATTATGAAAGAATTGCAAAACGAGAAAATCCTGATATTGAAGCGGTCTCTATTTGGGGAGGAGAAGACAATGTTCCGCCAATATATGGAAAAGTTTTTATCGCTGCTAAACCCATAGGCGGCACAACATTCTCAACATCAAGTAAAGAACGAATTAGAACAAGTATTAGAAAATATAATGTTCAATCTATTGATTGTGAAATTGTTGATCCTACATATCTTTATATTATTCCATCTCTTACCGTTAGATATAATCCTGATGCTACAAATATTCCACCAAAAGATTTAGGAAATCAAATAGCTAATCAAGTTGTTGCTTTTGAATCTGAATATCTTAATGCTTTTGGAAGAAAATTTAGATATTCTAAATTCTTAGAATCTATCGACTCTGTAGATGCGTCGATAGTATCAAGCTCTGCAAGAATCAGATTAAGAAAAACATTTATACCATCTCTTACAAATGTGAATACTTATATAATTAATTTTAACTGCGCTCTTCAAAATTTAGGAACAGTATCAAATCAAACTTATAGTGGATATGGTGCCATAACGTCATCAAGATTTATTTTTAATGGACAAACATCTTATTTTGATGATGATGGATTTGGAACATTAAGAATTTATTATTTGTCTGCTACAGGAACAAATCAAATAAGCCGTGTTTATACAAACTATAATGCAGGATCAATAAATTATGATGCTGGCGTAATAACTATTAATAACTTTGTACCGACTAGTTATAGCGGGCAGAATATCTCAATCATTGCTGCTCCAGTAAATCCTGAGATTGTTCCAATTAGAAATCAGATTCTTCTTATGTCTCAATCAGAAGTTTCTGTTGTGAATGATATTACTGGAAAACAAGATGCGCTAGTTTCTAATATTGAAACTGTTGGACAAGACTGCTATAATTCTACAACCACAAAGAAAACTTTATAACTTCTAATGGCAATAGTAGGCGCAGAAGAGATATTCAAAAAGATATCTTCACAAATTGATTCGCAATTTCCTGGATTCATTCGTGAAGAAGGTCCAAACTTTGTCGCATTTCTAAAAGCTTATTATGAGTATATGGAACAAGATGGAAATGTTGTAAGTAGAACAAGACAATTCTATGACATTCAAGATATTGATAGAACAGTAGATGATTTCATAGAATATTTCCGTCGTGAGTTTATGATTAATATTCCAAAAAATGTTCTTGCCAATAAGAGACTTCTTGCCAAACATATCAGAGAATTTTACAGAAGTCGTGGATCACAAGAGTCATATAAGTTTTTGTTTAGAGCAATCTTT